AGTTCTAAGGTCAAAAGGTAAAGGAGTACGAAAATGCCAGACCTGAAAAAGATGAGGGACGAGCGGGGTAAGCTGGTCAAGGATGCCCGCGCGATCCAGGACAAGGCCGACACGGAGGAGCGCAAGCTCACTGCCGAGGAGTCGGAACAGTTCGACAAACTGATGGAGCGCCAGCAGGAGTTGGCTGACCAGATCCAGCGCGAGGTGGATCTCAAGGAGGCCGAGCGGGCCGCAGCCGAGGTGGAGGCCAAAGCCACCAAGGGTGAACAACGCGACACGACCAAGCCGGAAACCCCGGAAGAGCAGCGCGACAAGGCAGTGATGACCCAGTTCCGCTCCTATCTGCTCACCGGTCAGGTGCCGATGGAGGCCCAGGAGCTGCGTGCCATGCAGGCGGACGTGGATGTCTCCGGTGGCTACCTGGTCCCGCCCGAGCAATTCGTCCGGCAGCTGATCCAGGCCAAGGACAATCTGGTGTTCATACGCCAGCATGCCACCGTCATCCCGGTAACCGATGGCGAGAGCCTCGGGGTACCCAGCCTCGACACGGATCCCGCGGATGCTGCCTGGACCGCGGAGATCGGATCGGTATCCGAGGACAGTTCCATGGCCGTGGGCAAGCGCTCCCTGGATCCTCATCAGCTCACCAAGCTGGTGAAGGTCTCCATAAAGCTGCTGCGCAAATCCGCCTTTCCCGCCGAGCAGCTGGTCCGGGACCGCCTGGCCTACAAGTTCGGCGTATCCGAGGAGAAGGGCTTTCTCACCGGTAACGGCGCCGGCCAGCCCCTGGGTGTCTTCACGGCCAGTGCCCACGGGATCTCCACCAGCCGCGACGTGTCCACCGGCAACACCACCACCGAGATCCGCAGCGACGGTCTTATCGAGGCGGTGTATTCCGTCAAGGCCGGCTACCTGCCGAACGCCCGCTGGATCTTCCATCGGGACGCCGTGAAGCAGATCCGCAAGCTCAAGGACGGCGATGGCCAGTACATCTGGGCGCCCGGTTTGAAGGAAGGTCAGCCGGACACCATCCTGAACTATCCCTTCCACATGAGCGAATACGCTCCCAACACATTCACCACGGGTCTCTACGTGGGCCTGTTCGGCGACTTCAGCTACTACTGGATCGCTGACAGCCTGGCCATGGAGATCCAGCGCCTGGTGGAGCTCTACGCCGGCAACAGCCAGGTGGGCTTCATCGGCCGTCAGGAGGTGGACGGGATGCCGGTGCTGGAAGAGGCATTCGCACGGGTCAAGCTCGGCTGAGTGTGAACCGTTCCTGAATAGAGGATAGGTGGGGGGCGCAGGATCATAGCTGTGCTCCCTGCTGCAACCAACGGAGGAATTTTACTATGAACATGAGCAAGAACGTCAAGATCAGTGATGCCATCCTGCCATCGGCGGGCGTGGCAGCGACAACGGACATCGAGGGCGCGGTCCTGGACATGGCGGGTTTCGAATCCGTCCTGATGATGGTGGTCTTCGGAGAGATCACGGGCAGTGCCGTCACGTCCATCAAGGCCCAGCAGGGCGACGAGTCCGATCTGTCCGACGCCACGGATCTCGAGGGGACCGGTCAGACCATCGCGGACGACGATGACAACGAGACCTTCTACATCGACCTGGTGAAACCCACCAAGCGCTATGTGCGCCTGTACGTGGACCGCGGCACCCAGAATCACCCATGACACCGGTGTCACTGGCGAGACCCACGTCTCACCTGCCGAAGGTACCGCGTAGTACCTGGACCGTTCCTGGATAGAGGATAGGTAGGGGGCGCGGGGCCATACCGCGCTCCCTGCTGCAACCAACGGAGGTAAGAACTATGGCTGGTTATCAACCCAAAGTATATCGGGACAACGGCGGCGACCGGCAGGTCATCGCGGATGGAGGCACTCAACTCATCGAAGCCGGTGGCAACGTGAACGGAGGTTCCGGAACCGGAGCCTTCACCTTCGCAGCCGGCGAGATCGATACGGCTGACATCGCCAATGATGCTGTCGATCATGACAAGCTGGATGAGGGCGTGGACCAGGTTGCGGACGTCACTGTCTCGACGGCGGAGCTCCTGGCGCTGAATGCGACCCCGAAACAGCTGGTGGCCGCTCCCGGGGCGAACAAGGCCATCATCTTCAAGGGTGCCGTGTTGTTCCTGGATTACAACTCGGCGGCCTATGACGGGATCGCGTCCGGTGAGGACCTGTCGATCAAGTACACGGACGGCAGCGGTGCCGAAGTGGCCCAGATCGAGACCACTGGTTTCCTGGACCAGACAGCCGACCAGGTACGTTTCGCGCGTGCCCAGTCCGCGGCTTCGGGCAATTCAGCGATCACGCCGGTGGCCAACGCCGCGCTGGTCCTGCACCTGCTGACGGCCGAGATCGCCACCGGGAATTCACCCCTGAAGGTGCGGGTGTATTACCGGGTCGTGCCCACGGTCCTGTAGGTGCATCATGACCTACACTGAACGGCACACCGTCGATATCACGACGGATGCATCCGGCGACGGTACCGGTTACACGCCGGTGATCAACGGCCGGATCTCCACCATCATCTACCAGAAGGATGGCACCGCGCCCTATGCCAGCGGTGTGGACTTCGCGATCACCCTGGAGGCCACCGGCCAGTCACTGTGGGCCGAGAACAACGTGAACGACTCAAAGACAGTGGCGCCCCGCCAGAAGCTGTTCGACGAGGACGGCTTCGGCATCGCCGGCCAGCCGGACGGGGGGGCTCGCGTGGATTACATCCCCGCCGCCGAGGACCGCGTGAAGATCGTGGTCGCCAATGGTGGGAACACCAAGGATGGCCGCTTCATCGTCGTGGTGGAGTGATGGCCGTCTGAACGAACAACCCAAGGAGTTATCATGAAACCCTATCAAATCGAATTGAAGACACTGATGGTAGGCCCGGACCGCAACTGGCAACCCGGGAAGATCCTGAACGTCCCGGGCCAGATCTCGGACGCCGAGGCGAAGGACCTGGTGGCCGGCCGCTACGCGGTGGTGGTCAAGGAGCAGCCCGCGCCGGCACCGGAAGCCAAGCAGGAAGAGGCTCCCGAAGTGGAGACCGCCGAGGCGCCGCCGCCGGACGAGACGGCCGAAAAGCCGAAACCGTCTGCCCGGAAGAATCCGCCCAGACCGAAGGCCCGCAGTTCGAAAGGTAAGTGATGAGCCACTTCGCGCTTGCCGTCAATACCGCGCCAGCCGCGGAGCCCATCAGCACGGCGGATGCCAAGCTGCATCTGCGGGTAGACGTCAGTGATGATGACGACTACATCGATGCCCTGGTCTCCGCGGCCCGCAAGCGCCTGGAACAGGAGGCCGGTGTCGCCCTGATCACCCAGACCCTGGAGATGCATCTGGATGCCTTTCCGGCGGATGGTGGGGCGATCACGGTCCTGCGCCCGCCCCTGCAGGACGTGAGCTCCATCACCTACATCGATTCGAACGGGGACGAGCAGACCTGGTCCAGCGACGACTACCGGGTGGACACCAAGAGCTGGCCCGGCCGGATCACGCCGGCCTATAACGAGGTGTATCCCACAACCCGGGAGATCACCGGCGCGGTGACCATCACCTTCCTGGCGGGGTATGGGGCTGCCGGCAGTGCCGTGCCCCAGGACCTGATCCACGCCCTGAAGATGCTCATCGGACACTGGTACGAAAACCGGGAGGATGTCATCACCGGCACCATCACCTCGAAGGTGCCCAAGGCCTTCGACTGGTTGATCGCGCCCTACAAGGTGTACAGGATCTGACCGTGGTATGGCCCACCGGGAATACGCTCTGGACGGTCCCGCCGGTATGGCGGGATTCCACCATTGTGTGCCTGGGCTGCGGGCCCAGTCTGGCCGAGGCGGACCTGGACCTGGTCCATCAGTCCGAGGCCCGGGTCATCGCCATCAATTCCAGCTATCAGCTGGCGCCCTGGGCGGATGTCCTCTATGCCGGAGATGCCCGTTTCTGGCTCTGGTACAACCATGCCCCGGAATTCACCGGGACGCGGGTGGCCATGGCCTGGAACGGCCGCGAGGGCAAGTTCTTCCGCAACTACGACCAGGTGGACCACCGCAAGGTCTTCTACCTGGCCAGCACGGGATTCTACGGTCTCGAGGAGGATCCCCGCGGGGTCCGTGAAGGCAAGAACTCGGGCTATGCCGCCATCAACCTGGCCGTGCACCTGGGTGCCTCCCGGGTGGTCCTGGTGGGCTACGACATGCGGTCCCGCGGCAGCCGGCATCACTGGGATGCACGGGAAGTGGATGAGCGGCTGTTGGCTCCGGGTGACCACGCCCACCTGGTGAATCCGCCGCCGTTCGAGCTGTTCCTCCCGGCCTTCCAGTCCATCATCGAGCCATTGGAGGACCTGGGGGTGGAGGTGATCAACTGTACCACCGGCAGCGCCCTGGACTGTTTCCCGCACGCTGAGCTGGTGGAGGTGGTCTGATGCAGATCGGCAGGCTCGACCGCAGGATCACGATCCAGGCCAACACGGTGACCCGCGACTCGGTGGGCGAGGCCGTGGACAGCTGGAGCAACCTGGACACCGTCTGGGCCCGCATCATCTACGAGGCCGGCCGGGAAGGCGTGGACATGCAGAGCGAGGTAGCCCAGCAGCAGGTGACTTTCATCATCCGCTATCGCAGCGACGTCACGCCGATGCACCGCATCACCTACGACAGCGAGATCTATCACATCGAGGCGGTGAAGGAGCTCCCGCGCCGCAAGGGGCTGGAGATCTCCGCCCGGGCCGTGGCGTCCATCGGGGAGGGGGACAACAGCTATTACGGGTATCTGCTTGAATACGGAATGGTATGGTGGCCTGATGGCTGAGAACATGTTCGAATTCAAGATCGAGGGAGTGAAGGAGCTGGACAAAGTCCTGGCCACCCTCCCCAAGGCTGCCGAGAAGCAGCAGCTCAAGGCCACGTTGCGCAGATCTGCCAAGCCGCTTCTGCAGGATGCCCGCAAGGGGGCTTCCAGGATCTCCAGTGGACTGGCCAGCAGTATCAAGATCCGCACCATGACCAAGACCGTGGTACCTGCTGCGGTTTCCATCGGTCCGGACGCCGATCACTGGTGGGCCTATCTCTGGGAGTTCGGGACCGGCGTCTATGGTCCCAAGGGGACCCCCATCACCCTGGCCAGTCGCAAGCGCAAAGGTGAATTCATGTACGGTGAGGGACTGGACCATCCCATCAGGGTATCGGAGGGGGTGAAGCCGAAGCCGTTCATGCGGCCGGCCTGGGACCGGAATAAGAACCGGGTGCGGGACAATTTCGCGCGGGAGCTCATGGACCAGTTGCTGCGCTTCGCCGCCAGGTTGAAGAAACAGGCCTACAGTGGAAAGCTTTCGAGGGCCGGCATGAGGGCACTGGGACTATGATCGAATCCGGACTGCTCACGCTGATTGGCGCCGACGGGACCATTGCCGGGATCGTCTCCACGCGGATCTGGGGCAAGCAGGCCCCGCAGGACCCGGACATGCCCTATCTGATCCTCACCATCGTGGATACGGAAGGATTGTACGATGCGTCCGACGAGCAGGACCTGATCCCGCTGCGGATCCAGATCGACGGGTATGCGGAGTCCTATGCCGGCGTGATCACCCTGATGAGGGCCGTACGGGCGCTTCTCAGTGGATACAGCGGTGCAGCCGGGGACGAGACCATTCAGGGAGCATTCATGCGCAGCCAGAAGGACATGGACCAGGAGTCCACGGGATTCCACCGGCGCATGCAGGAATACGAGATGTTTTACAAGGAAGCACTACCGGATTAACAACGGATAAGGAGTATGAATCATGGCACACATTGGATATGGCATCGAGCTGAAGATGGGGGACGGCGCCACCTCCGAGGTGTTCACGGCCCTGGCCGAGGTGTTGGGGATCTCGGGTCCCGGCCTGAGCATGGAGGCCGTGGAGACCACCCACGCCGCATCCACCAACGCCTGGAAGACCTACATCGCCGGTCTCCTGGACGCCGGTGAGCTCACGGTGGACCTGGCCTTCCTGCCGGCAGATGGCACCCAGGACCACACTACGGGATTGCTCAAGAAGCTCAAGGACCGGATCGCCACCAACTTCCAGCTGATCTTCCCGGACACCGGATCCACGGAATGGGATTTCGAGGCGCTGGTGACAGGCTTCGAGCCCACCGAGCCCATCGAGGACCGGGCCACGGCATCTGTCACCCTGAAGATCACCGGTGAACCCACGCTGGCATGATGAACAATCAATCCAGGGGGATCATCGAGTATCAGCTGGGGGGCCGCAAGGTCAGGCTCTGCTATGACTGGTCGGCCATCGAAGCGCTGGTGGAGGTCCTGGGCAAGGATTTCGACAGTCAGATCACCAGGGCGTCCCTGGAGTTCGACACGCCGGTCTTGGCCAAGGCCCTGGCCGTGGGTCTGGAGAAGTACCAGAGCGGTGAGTTCGGGCCCGAGGATATCATGGAACTGTCACCGCCGGTGATCCCAACCGTGACGGCCATCCAGCAAGCGCTGACGGTGGCATTCCATGGCACCCTGGAGGTACCCGAATCACGGGATGGAAACCCTCTGAAGCGGCTCGGAAGAAGTCTGAGCAGGATCCTCGTCCACTGGTTGAACAGGCCCAGCACGCCTGCTACCGATATGGTCTGAGCCCGGAGCTTTTCTGGGATCTCACCCCGCATCAGAGCCGGCTGTGGCTGGACGCGAAGATCGAGAAGGCGAATGAAGACAGCAAGCGACAGACGACGGAGATGGTATGGCTGGCCTATCACACGGCCGGGTTCAGCAGATCCAAGCGGATGCCGAACTACGGTCAGCTGATGGCGAAGATGGGACTGAAGGAGCACAAGCTCCAGACCCCGGACGAAATGATCAGGTTTGTAGAAATGATGAATGCCGCCCTGGGAGGCAAGGACCTGAGAAAAAAGGACATGAACTGAGATGGCATACAAGGTAGGCGGACTGTTCGTATCCCTGGCTGCCGGCTCCGCCCGGTTCGCCCAGGATATGAAGAAGGCCCGGGACACGGCCAAGTCATCGTCGGCGGGGATGAAGAATTCCTTCGCGGCCGTGAGCAAGTCCGGTCTCACCCTGACCAATTCGCTCAGGGCGATCCGGACCGCCGCCATCGCGGCAGCGGGACCGGCTGCGCTGGGCGCCCTGATCAAGAAGTCCATCGACTACGCCGACCAGACCGCCAAGACCGCCGATAAGATCGGGATCTCCACCGACGCCCTCCAGGAGTACCGTTTCGCAGCGTCCCTGGCCGGGGTGGACACCAAGGCCCTGGACATGGGGATGCAGCGCTTCAACCGCCGCGTGGCGGAAGTGGCGCAGGGGACCGGCGAGCTGAAGAGCACGCTGGACGCCTACGGGATCGCGGTCCGGGACGCCGAAGGACGCAGCAGGTCCTCCGAGGATGTCCTGAACGACCTGGCCGATACCATCATGAACGCCGAGTCCCAGCAGGAACAGCTCCGCATCGCCTTCAAGGCTTTCGACTC